CCCTATCACCGAAATGCCGCCGCACACAGCAAGAATAGCCTGTATCGTTTCCATAGTGCCTATCTCCTTATTTCTCCCAATAGTATATCGGTATCTCCTGGCCGCTGTCCCATGTGTCCCAGTAATGTCCATCTTTGACGCACACCACATGGCCGTCTATCCCGAGCACATACGTCCCCGTTGGATGATCTCGGCAAAAATCGTCTACCGTGTAAACATGCTGTCCGTGGTCGTCTACGATATACCGCCGGAAACCATTCTCACGCAGATACGCACCCCAGACTCTATTAGCACTTGGCATGTCAGACAACGAAAACCCATACACGGATAACCCAACATAAACTGTATCCCAATCTTGCCCTAAAGCCTTGCACAATGCGCGCACAGTGCAATCCCCTACTCTTTGCCCTTTTGAGGGGTTTGGATTGTAATATTCAAATCGGTTCATCATTTCACCCATCGCTTTTATACACTTCCATTCTCCGCATATCTTTTTGCCCCTTTATTCGCTGCCTTTTGCTGCGGGTATCCAAATCCCGCCAATGTATTCCGATCATACTGCGGCTGCAATCCATGCTCTTCGCAATATTGATTGTAAGCCCTGTTCTGTCCCTGCAATCTGTAAGCCAGCTTGTCATATTCCCGCTGAAGCTTTTCCCGTTCCGCGCCGGACGCCCATGCAAGCTCTTCCTGTTTTACTATCAACTGTCGTTTCGTCTTTCGGATTCCGCGCTCCATAGCTCGCTGCTTCTGGCTGTCCTCATACCGTTTTAGATTCTCAGCATCGGTAATTTTATTTCCGCTTCCATCCAGCAGATTTCCTTCTGCGTCCCTCCACGGATTCCGCATCCGCTTGTCAAACAGCATATGCCCGTGACGACAGTTATAGCCATGCATCCCTCTCATATCCACAACCCTGCCTTCTCCCGTGGTTAGATCAATATCATACCCCGTCGATTCCAGCAGGTTCGGATATCCAGGCTCGCTTCCGTCAATTTTAAATACACGGCCCTGCCATTCGTCATGACCTGCAAGCAAGGGCTGCCCGTCGCGCCTTACTCTTGCCCCGAGGTGCGCCGAGGTTAACACATACTCTGTTCCGCTGTCCACGATATACCTGTTTGTCAGCTGCGCCGCTGTCTGGTTCATTGACGTCACTACACAGCATCGTACCGCAGATTCCAGCGTCCTTCGCGTCCCTGTCGGGTAATCCACCATAACGCCGCGTCCCGCATACGCATCCAGCACATCCGCTATGGCTGCGGGATAGCTTTGCACTCCGCTTGCTACCCTTACATCGGCTTCGTCGAGCAGCGACACAAGGTCTTTTTGGCTTTGTTCCAGCGTCGTCCTTGTGAGGTTCTTCAACTCCGCCCGGCTTTTTATGTACTCTGCTTCAATAACAGCCATATATCGTGCATTTTCAAGCGGAGACTGCGCCGCGATACCCATTTCTGACAGTGTAACCGCATCATCTTCCCACGATGTCAGCACGGCACCACGCAGGAGCTTCCGCAGTTCTTTTTCGCTCAGGTCTGTCAGTTCCATGATACGCCGCTGTATCTCATCCCGGCTTTCCCCCAACTGCTCCAGCCTGTACAGCAACCTGTCCGCCGTGGCTGTGATTTTCCCGGATTTTAAAATCCTTCTGGCGATATCCCGCAGGATAAAGTTTTCCAGCCGTTCATAGAGTTCTAATATCCGGTCAGCTTTCCCTTCAAAATACTCTGGTCTCAGCATCACTCTTTCCCCACCGTTTTTCTCACAAGATTCAGCCAGTCGTCTTTATGCCGCCTTTTGGCTTCCTCGAACCATTCAGACGTTGTTCCCGGCTCGTGATATTTAATCCGTCTCTGCGTCGGGCTTTTGCTGGGAGGGGATGTCCACCCTATGATGTTCCCCTCTGCGTCTTTAAGCGGGATATTCGGACCGTACACAACGCCCTTGTACAAATAATGAGCATATGGCGTGTCATACTCAACGATGCCGCCGTATACCCCGTCTGGATATCTTACACTGTTTCTTAGTGCACCCTGCCGGAATGGAACGAAGGGGGCGCTGTCCGCCACTACCTGCATATTCAAAAGCTTCTGGGCTTCCAGCAGATTATCGTCTATGCGGGACGTATCGAGCTTAATCTCCACGTCCCCAACTTTCGTATCCAGTTCCATTCTACCACCTCCCGCATTTTATGGCGTACCCTTATTTCATCTTTGCGTATCCCACGCTCATTCCCGCGCCAGCATCGTTTATCACGGTCGTTGTTGGGCTGTTGGTGTGCAAAGCCTTGTATTTTGCAAGCTGCTCTGTGGTAAGAGGTTTTTCGATCGGTGTTTCAAGTTGCCCTAAAAACGTCAGCGGATTATCCGAATTTATCAGAGATAAGATTTTTTCTTTTAATTTATCCTCTGTTGTCCTTTCTTCTGGTGAATAAACAAATGTGGTTCTAATCATTGCCCAGGTGTCTTTTTTAGTTCCCCACCATCCATAAATTCCGTGTGAAATCAGACACTTATATCCTCCATTTTTGTATATATTTTTGAATGCTTTAATAAATGAATATCTCCCTTTAACATCAGGCGTCTCTCTTACTTCTAAACTTGTGTTAGGTATTTCTTTTGCGACTCTCTGCACATACACTCCCTTTTTAAAATCCACCTCATCGCACACCCACTGCTGCCCGTCTGCATCGGTGTAGTTTCCGTCGGATGATACCGGGATGCCCGGAAGACCGTTTGGTGTTGGAATGATGAGGGTCTGGGCGGTCTTGTAGGGTTCGTAGGGCAGGGCGGTTGAACCGATGTTGAGCATGGGATATATTGTTTTATTTACAGATTGCCCCGCCGGAATTGCAATATAAAATCCGTTTACATTAAACTCCTCGTTTGCGGTAAATGTGCCATTTTTATTAATAACTTCAGATGCAAGTTTAATCTGCACGGTTGCCCATTCCGAAATCGTATACGTCCCCGCTGGATATTTAGGTTTTTCATCATCGCCCTGATAATACGCAGAAAATTGCGCGACTTTATCAGCAGATGTATTCGTTCCCGCAACCTTTATCCCCATATCATTTTGCACAGTAAATGTGATCGCATTTTGCGTAAATGTATAGCCCGGTTTGTATGAATTTTCTCTACTTTCAAACGGTGCTTTGATAAGATTTCCGCCATACACATCAACACCTATCTCCCCGCTCTGCCCCGCGCTCTCTATCTCCTGCGGATAGGACGGGGACGGAGAGGGTGCGCCGCCGGTGTAAGGCTCGTAATTGGACGCAGTTGGCTGTTTTTTGGATATCATCGCCTTAACCTTGCCATTAAAGGCTTCTTCGAGTCTGAGGAATATCCGAAACTTATCTCCATCCATTACTTTTATTTTTGCCGCAACTCCTTTCATGGAACTTCCCAATGTGATATTTATCCCATTTCTAAATGCAACGACAATTAAATTCACAGATGCACTATCTGAATAAACATAATATTCCCCAGATGCTAATAACGGGAAATCGTCGTATGAACTTTCGTTGTTCATGCCACTGCGTCCCACTGCATAGATGTCATTCTTTCTTGCACCGGATATCGCTATCCCATCTTTAAATACTTCAAACCCTTCTCGTTTTCTCCTACCTCAAACGGCAACAACTGCGCCCCAGTCGTGCTCCCCTGCGTTGATTTGCCGTGGAGGGTGAGGGATTCCAGCCCACGATTCCCCTTTGAATTTTCCAAGAGGGCGGGGTTGCCGGTAACGACCGTGAGCACAACGCTGTACGCATCGGCTACCAGCACCAAGAAATGCTCCTCTCGTGTCACAGGCGGAAAGACTTTCCCCTCTCCGCTGGCAATCGCCGCCCAGTAATATTCTAATCGTGTCACAGGCGCAGGGATGCTTCCGCCCCATACTCCTGCTACCTTTGCCATGTAATACTGCAATCTCGTGACGGGCTGCGGGGTATTGCCGGAATAATCCCCCGCCATAGTTGCAAGATAATATTCATCAATAGTCACGGGCTCGGGTGTCTTGCCCTTATATGTCCCTGCAATCTTTGCAAGATAATACTCTTCTCTGGTTATCGGTTCCATTACTCTCTCCTTATCAGCAGCAGCTTCGCGCTCTATATATGCGTCTTAACAGTCTCCTAATATCCAACATCTCTGTCTCTGTATATACACTCAAGACCGTGTTCTATGTCTCCGATCCCCTGTCCTACAATCGCAAAATCCATGCTTATTCCTCCCCGAACAGCCCCGTTTCCTTTGGCTGGGCTTCCGTCACCATTGCCTTCGCATCGTCCTCTGTCATGCCCTCGAATTTGGCAAAATATATCCACGCGGGCACCTTGCCCTGCACAACATAGCTCCACCAGCGTGCCCTGTCCTCTTCGCGGTTGTACGTGATGTCGCCAAAGTCATACACGACCTCATAAACCCCGACAGGGGCAAGCGCGTATAAATCCGCATACACCGACATGGCATATATAGCATCATTAAGGCAACTCTCCAACTTGTCCCGCACGTCCTTAATAAACTGGATGGTTCGCTGCTGCTCCGCTTCCACGCCCGTCGCTGTCTGGATGCCGCTCGCCTCGTTAAAGACAAAATAGCCGTTTGAGAACCCGCATTTATACCCTATCTGGGACAGGAGGGCATTGATCCCGTCTAGACGTGTGGCTGTGTTAAGCTGCGGCGTAACCTCCTGATAAAACTCTTCCGGGCTGTTGCCGAACACGTTTTTTACATAATGCGGAAGCTTAACGTCTGGGATGCGCCCGTTAAGGTTCGTCCCGCTGTCAAACATCAGCCTGTCATCTGCAAGGATGATCTTCTCGCTGTCATATATCTCACCGGCGTTCCGGCTGTATGCGATGTCCAGGTCTTTCATTTCTTCGATGGCTTCCGCGTATATCGGCATCCCCAGCGGAGAAGAAAGATCTATGTTGTTTGCGGCAGGGGTGCGGAACACTCCGTACATGGGGGAATCAAGCCTTTCATTCCCGCCCTTGAGAATCGGCGGTGTTTCCTCCAGCAGGTTAGCCCATTTTGTCTGTGCCAGCGGGATAGGATCTCCGAGGGATTCGCTGCTTTTTGATACATACGCCCTGTTAGATATAACATACGGATATATCACGCCCGCCTCTGTCCGCATCTCGACAAACCTATGGTATTCCAGACGCGTATAATGTTTGTCTTTGGCCGCATAGCTGTCTTTAAACACAATACCCGTTATATTGCCGTTGTCGTCCTGCTCCGTCACGATAAAATCCATAGGAGTAAACATATCAAGCCCGCTGCCATTAGGCTTTATGATTACCGTGCCATAAGCGCAGCCATACTCTACCCAATGTCGTAGGCTATAATATGCTTTATCAATCTGCTCCTGCAACCACGCCCCGCGTGCGCCGCCGTCAACCTGGATTTTAATCCCCAGCGTGACGAGCCGCGCCGTCTCGGAGCATACCGCCTTTGCAAAATTGATAGTCTTTATTCGATTATCTGCGTCTAACCAGTACGGCGTGCCGCGGTAGATGTTGGCACACTCTGCGACCTTTGCCATCATCTGCGCAGACGTGGTATCCTTTACCCTAAAATCTTTCTCAGCCTGCTTTTTAAATATCATATTAAACCACCTTTTGACTGTCTGTATAATTCCCATCTTTGCAATACCCCTGTGCCGTGTATTTGCCATATTCCCGGCATTTTTCCGCTTGATGTATATTAAGCTGTGTTCCCTCTGCGGTTAAATTTGGATTCAAATGCATAGCGTGTAGCATCAATCGAATGGTTGTTTGCATCCGGATAACCGCTTATGATGTTGCCGTCTTTGTCCCGATCATATTCGTATTCGGTAAATTCGCGGTATACGTTCGGCGTTCTGCGCTTGTCTATAACGAGCTTGCGTCGCATAAGCCACTTCATTCCATATTCGATGCTGCCTGGTCCTTTTATCGCCGGCCGCGCCGGAAGTCCCATGCTTCGGTAATCGTTAATAGATTTCGGTTCGGCGCTGTCGCAGGTTATGTGGTAGTCCGTATAACCTTTTTCTTTGATCCAGTTTGCCGTTATTTCATTCGATTCTTTGTTGACATAATGTTCGTCTATAAAAAAAATCGTCTCGCTGTCCGCGTCATAGTAGCATCTTACAAACGCGTATGCGTCCGGGTACCAACCAAAGTCAACGCCCTGATAGATCACATCCATCCTGTCTATTTCTTCATCGGTGATCTCACGCAGCTCCAAAAGCTCAAATACGTTTCCACCTGTCCCGACTGCGTTTCCTAGATACTCATGGTCGTATGCGCGCGGATTTGTGAGCCTTAAGTGCTCTGCGCTGTCAAAAAATTCGTCTCCCAGCCACTCACGCGGTACACTCCTGTAGTCGCTTTTGTGGTTGTATGCCCGTCTATCCTCAATTTGCACATATTCATTTGCCCAGTTATTGCGATTGATCGGCGGGTTGAACGTTTTAAACACGACATAATTATGACCGCCACGCAGGACTGACTGCTCCGCCATTCGGATCTCTTCTGGCCCCTTAAAGATGTCCAGTTCCTCGAACCAGAGATATTTAAAAAATCCTGTGGCTGCCTTAATGGATTTTGTCTTTTGTGCCTTATCCAGACCTCTAAAGATGATCTTTTGCCCTGTTGGCAGGTAGGTAAATTGCATCGGGTTTACATTGCCGCGCCAGTAATCTGACACGCCCAGCGCATCTATCCCCCACTGGATCTGGTTATAAACAGAATCCCGCAGCATTGCTGAAAATTTATGGAATACTGCCGCGTTTGCCTCCGGGTTTTGCATCATGCCCAGCGGGAGCTCTACAGACACAAAAGAGGACTTTCCTGATCCTCGTCCTCCGTAAAGGTTATAGTACTCGTGCCGTCCTTCTTTTATGTCCTTATGCACTTTGTAAAAAGCTGGAGCAATTAAGTCTGTAAGCTTTATCCTTGCTGCCTGCTGTACTTCCATTTATTCTTCCTGCTTTTCTGTTTCCGTGTCTGGGATATCGTCAACAATCGTGACCTTTCCGGACGCCTCAACCTCCATCTGATCACGCTGTCCTAGCCACTGCTTGCCTAACCAAATAGCCATTGTCGGGTTCGTCTCTGCGTGCTTGAACTGGAGTCTTCGCAGGCTTGCTTTGCCCTTCTGGCTCTTTTTTTTATAAGTCTCCGCAAATCCCTCTTTGTACGTCCTCACGCACCATCTTTCAATCGTGTCCTCGCTGCATCCGATAACTGCCGCAATCTCCGCAAGTGTGCATTGAATCGAACATAAGTTCTCGAATACTTTTTGATCAATTGGTATTCTTTTCCGTCCGCCCTTGTTTGCATTATCAGACATATATACTACCTCTTTTTTATTTATTGTTTGTTTTCAGTTAAATGCTCATCTTCTGCCTGACATTTTTTTAAGATGATCTCATTGTTATCCCCAATAAAAATTTGTAACGGATCTGATTCTTGGATGTTCAACCTTCTCCGTACATACCTTGGAATTCTTATTCTTCCAAGATCATCTAATATATACACTCTTCCTATTGCTTCCATTTCTCCTCCCGGGTTATTCTGCTATGCAAAAACATTATTTATTTAATAAAACAGCTTTTGCCCCTGTAAACTTTTCCCATCTGTCGACAATAACATCCACATACCGTGGGTCGTATTCCATAGAATAGCCGCGCCGTCCATTCTGTTCGCATGCCATAATGGTTGTCCCTGATCCGCCGAACAAGTCTAAGACTACATCCCCACCCTTTGTGTTATTCTTTATCTGGTAATCAAACAACGGGATCGGTTTCATAGTCGGGTGCATGTCATTTCGTGTGGGCTTGTCAAAATTGATTACTGTTGTCTGCTTTCTGTCTGAAGCCCACAGATGCCCAGCTCCTTCTTTCCAGCCATACAGGCACGGCTCGTGCTTCCATTGGTAGTCTTGCCGTCCCATCACCATGCTGTTTTTGTTCCAGATAAGACATTGCCTTACGGTCCATCCAGCATCAAAGCACGCCCCTCGGAAATTATATCCCTCACTGTCCGCATGCCAAATGTAAAAGACCGCGCCCGGCTTCATAACCATGTCGGCGTTGCTAAAAGCATCTGTCAAAAACTGCCTAAAATTATCGTTGTCCATCTTGTCATTTTTTATTTTAAGCTTGTCTTTGGTCTTCCCCTCATAGTTTACGTTGTATGGCGGGTCAGTGAGCAGCATGTCTGCTTGCTCCCCCCCATCAGTTTTTCTACGTCTTCCAGCACCGTGCTATCACCGCACATCAGCCTATTATTGCCCAACTGATAAATGTCGCCCAGTTTAGATTTCGGCTCTGCAGGTAACTCTACCTCAAATTCATCCTCAACAGCTTCCTCGGCATCGTCCTGCAATGCATCCTCGAATCCAAACAATTCCATGTCAAGGTCGATAATATCGTCAAGTTCCGCATTCAGCAGGTCAAAATCCCATTCAGCTTTTTCAGCTACTTTGTTATCTGCCAGCCGGAACGCCTTTATCTGCTCATCTGTCAGGTCGTCAGCAATTATGCACGGCACTTCACTCATTTTAAGCTTTTTTGCAGCTTTATATCTTGTATGCCCTGCAACAATAACATTGTTTTTATCGATCACGATCGGAACCTTAAACCCGAACTCTTTGATGGATTCGGCAACGTATTTAACAGCATCATCGTTCTTTCTCGGGTTATTCTCGTATGGTTTTAAGTCTTTCAGTGCGATGTTAATTATATCCATGTTTCATGCTCCTATTCCCTCTGATTTTACCATTTCTTTCTGTTCACTTTGTACCCGATTCATGCTTACATCCATCATGTGGTAAAAAAAGCCGCTGGTAACCGTAAAAATCTGTCCTGCTCTTCGCTGTAAAATTGGCTGGTAGAAATTTTGATTACGAGCCCCGTTGACAGTATGGCGCGCTGAAGCTTTTTCATGACGGCATTACAATTCATATCACACCCCCATACAGTTATTATTCTATTTTACCATTCTCGTTTCCTGATCCGCGTACCCCTTTTACACAATTGCATGTCCTTCCAGTATCATATAGCTGTTGTATAGATATATCGTTTTCCTGCGATACCCATAAAAATCTTTCCTCCCGATAGGGATGTTGCATATCTTTGAGATGTTGTCATACCCCAGCCCTGATGTCAGGCTAAAAAACAGATATTGCGCCAACTCTGCATATGCGCTTTCCGCAGCCAGAAGCAGCAGTTCCAATTCCCTACCCTTTGCGTTTTTGCACTTGTTTTCTATTTTTTTTACCTCATTGTATGTCAGACCGTAACCATTAAAGTATGTGTCCCTTGTTCCCACATTCCCCACCTTCTTTCTTTTTGCTTTATTTTTTTGTTACCCTATCCCAGTCCCGCAGGATTTATCTGTGTAGACAGAGGGAACCAGCACACAAGCTGGCGCGCCGGATCTGACCGGTTAGGGTGGTACATTATGCGGCTTCCCCTCTGTTTCGTTAATTTAATCTTCTAACCACCTATTATCCAAATAGCAAAACCAAATCACAATCGCAATCATCAGAATTATCCAAAACAACCAGAACATTATATTCCCAATACCAGAAGTGCAACTATCTAATGCTTGCTTAATGATATAGTCCTTAAAAAATTGTGAACTGTCAGAAATAGTTCCATCTGATAATCTGGTATATATCGTGCCAGTGTGCTTAACGGGTGTTCCATAATACTTGAATCGTACCTTTACATATTCCCCTGACTTCCAACTGTACTCTCTGTCAGAATTTATTGTCTTTATGTGATTGTCCAGAGAATACGGGATTTTATCATACGGAAATTCGATACCACAAAACATAATATTTTCGGAATGTTTGCTTTCTCTGTCCTCGATTTCCCATTCATAGTATACTTCTTCTTTTGTGTGCTTTTTACCTTCTGAATCTGTTTCTGTCACTTCTCTTTCATGGCGTTCATATCGTTCTTCTATCTTTTCAACATGAAGATATTCCCCGCCAATCTCATCAAAAGTCACTGTATCAACCGCTTGCAAATCTCCATACACAAAAGCATTTCCAACATTTGTGTCCATGCCATACCGAAATAATTCAGAGTCCTCAATATGCACTGCCTTCTGGTATTCGGCGTTCTTATCGTTCTGCATATCAGTTATTTTTCCAGATATAAAGAAACCGACTATTAGCATAACGGCGGCGATTGCAACGCTGATGATGATTTCGCGCTTGGTTATTTCCATAAGCTATTCTCCAAATAAATCCTGCGGTGCGTCAACTGGTGCTTGATAATCCAACCGCTGAAATTTCAAAACCTCATAGCCTGTCCAGTCGAGGAAGATTCTTGCTGGAAACTTCTTTACATACCTGTTATAAGCTGTTACGGATTTATTGTAATTTTCCCGGTACTGGGCAAGCATGTTTTCGGTAATAGACAATTCATTCATGAGTTGCTTATAATTCTCATTGCTTTTCAACTCTGGATAAGCATATGTAACTGCCGCGATCACAGTATTTACATCTTCTACACTGTTCCCTTCGCTCATTCCATCTGCAAGTCCAGTCAATGTTTCTGATTCATGCCGATCATACTGTTTTACACAGTCTGCCAGATTATAAACCAAGTCAACCCTGCGTTTCTCCTGCACTTTAATGTCAGATTCAGCGGTATAGACCGATTCTTCCAGACTGATTGCCCGATTCTGTACTGACTGCACTCCAAACACACACAACAAAACTACTGCCACTACTACTCCTACAATAATCAATGGTAATTTCCAATTTTTCATAGTTCTTTTCCTTCCTTTAAATGATCATTTTCGCCTTTGCAAAATACATCTGGCTAATCACCAATCGTGAAAAAAATCATAGGCAACACCCCAGCAAAGGCTGAGAGTATTAACACATCTCCCATTCTTCTGGAGCGGTCCATACTAAACGCCAGAATAAATAGTATCAGCCAAGCCGCAGCCGCTATTTTGCCCAACTTTCCTAAAATATCCTTTTTGTCCATTTTCTTATCCCTCCTTAATAACGTCAGATTTTTTCGATTACGTTTTTATACAGCTCTCTGTACTCTTCCAGCAGTGCTTCTGCTCTTTCCGCACGGATCATAAGCTCCTGCACCTCTGCATCACAACATTTTTGTGGCTCCGCAGGAGCGATATTGCTCGGAATTTCCACCGGTACTTCCCGGACAACTTCTTTTTCTATGATCTGCGGCTCAATTCCGATCGCCGCCGCAAGCTTGTTTTTCACATCTGCCAGCTGCTCATCTGTTACTGTACGGAGGTATTCTTCAAAACTTCTGGATGGTACATAGTACATTCGATCGCTGGACCCGTACCGCAGCCCCTCGCAATTTACCTCAATGTCTGTGTGTACGCCTTCTTCCGCCAAGTGAATTACATACGCCATTGCCCCGTGGTCTGCTACCACCAGCACGATCTTCTCTGCCCCTGTGACAGTTCGTGTTCTCCAAACCTCTCCGGTTTTATTTTCTGTTCCCATATTCTTGTCCTCCTGCAGCTTTCTGCTCTTTATTCTTTCTTCTATTGCTACCGCGATAATTGCCCGTCAGGCTGTTTCATCTCGGTATCCCTCTGCGTTTTTATACATTTATATCCCTCGTAAAAGGTAATTGCATCTGCACAACCGGCACATCATTTTATCCTTAAATCTTAATCGGCATACGGTTCGCAAACAGTGAACCGGAAACCACCTTCAATTGTTTCGATGCTGTAGTATCCCCTAAAGAAGTAGTCCGCATCCCCAAAATGCCCGCATCCGTATCTGACTTCTCTGCGCCATTCTTTTTCTTCTGGAAGTCGTTTTTGGGAAAGTTCCGAAAAGCACTTATCGATCACGGTTTCTTTGGGCATATCCGTTTCGATTTCCCAAACCCGGAAAAAATCTCCGAACGTTCTGTACTGACCACGATGTATTTGTTTTGCATTAAACGTCATGTTTATAACCTCCATATTTTTATAAAAATTTACCGCTTATAATCTTCTCGAATTCTCCCAACGTCATATTGTATGCCTCCTTACACCCTGCTGCCCCGCAGGAACGCATCCTGCAGCTCGCTCTTCCACGCCGGTTCTGCCTGTTCCTGCACACGCTCCACCATGTCGCACTGGCAAACAATCTCTGTTGCCCACTCCCGGATTTGCCGAAGCCCATCCGCATCCGGTGCGATACCTGCACGCCGTTCGATCGAGAGCGCCAGTTCCCTGATCCGGTTATCTGCCGCCATCCATACCGGTTCGGCATCCGGCTGCGTTTTAATCCATATTGCCATCATTATTCTCCTGTCATAGTATTTTTGCATTCATTAAGTTTTTAAAGATGTACATCGGACATGCCACAACTATGCTGTTTCCTGCCTGCTTATAAAGCTGTGTGTTGCTGTTTACTTTTTGCGCTTTGGCAAAATCCTCGTCGTCAAAATCCATCAGCCGAAAGCATTCTTTCGGGGTCAGACGCCGCACCCGCATTTCAGGCGGCTCGCACACATAGTTATCTTTTTGCGTAGTCGTTAGGGTGTTGCATATTCCCTGTCTGTTCGGTTCTAGTCTCTGTACCGTTGGCGCTCCTGGTGCCCTATCTGATGGATTTTCCGGATTGCGTCCCCGGCTTGCCACAATAAATGGCTGGCGGCCTCCACCCATGCTGCAATTAAGCGCAGGGGATAATCCGTCTGTATCATACACTCTGCCCTGGTTCGGATTATCTCTTGTCTTTGTGGGCATTATATTTCCAATTTGCCTTACCCGTATAAGACTTTCGCTGCCGTCCTTGTAATATCTTGCCCGTATACAAGGCGACACGCCTTGCGTATCAGGATCATTTATCACCGCCCCAAAACCATTTCCGTTTTTCTGGTTTCGCGTTTTATGCTCCACCATTCCGTTTAATCGCGTAGGCGACACATAATATTTTTCCTCAACCTCTTGTTCCAATACGTCTTTAAGTTTCCGTTTAAGTGGGAAACTCTCTGGAAATTTAAATCCCCCCGTATCGACATTTTTCCGTATGCTGACGATAAATACCCTTTCTCTGTTTTGCGGCACATTATATTTTTTTGCATTTAATATTTCCCAGTAATTGTTATATCCTGCCTCTTCCAGGGATGTCAGTACTGTTTTAAATTCATTTTTAAATTTTTTCCCAGTCAGATTTTTTACATTTTCTGCGATTGCAACCTTTGGCATTGTTGCTTTTATAATTCTTAGTGCATCAAAAAATAGTCCTGATCTTGTCTGGTTCCCATTTGCATCTAAGAATCCCCGCTGTTTTCCCGCTGTCGAAATATCCTGGCACGGAAACCCATATGTAATCAGGTCAATATCTTTTGGCAGCTTTTTTTCATCAATTTTTTTGATGTCCCCCAAATTTAATGGCTCTGCTACATTATGGATTGCTGCATATGATCTTGACGCATATTTATCAATTTCTGAGTATCCGATTAATTCATATTCCGCTTCGATCCTGTCCAGCGCTTTCTCAAAAGCTCCGATGCCCGAAAAAAGTGATAATAATTTTATTTTCCCCATGTTACACAATTCTCCCGTTCGTATCCGCCAACAGTCTGTAGACCGATGCCACAAACCAGTCTGCGGCGTATCCTGCAAATAACATACCAGCGCCAAACAACGCCATGTATGCGGCAATCTTAAGCAGGTCTTTAATATCGCGCTTACGCAGCTTCCACTTTGCTTCCCAGTCCTGCGCACCGTAATACTTTTCATACGCGGTTTCGACCATGTACTCACCCATGTAGCACAGTACATGTAATGCTGCCATAATCGTCATTACGATGCTGAACATGATCGCCATTTCGGCAAATATATCTAATAACTCACGCATCTACTTCCTCCTCCTGAGCGGCGCGCATGCCCGCTCCCAGCTCTCTGCCCATCCATCCGGCTCCGCTCTCATAATCTCGTAGCCGTCTTTTGCCTTTACGCCGTGGTATACGCGGCTGGCTATGGTCTCGCGGGACATGCCCAGCAAATACATAAGCTCTTTTGCTTTGTACCGTCCCTGGTACTCATCGTTCTTGTACAGGTCGTACAAGATTATCTTTCGTCCCATTCCGTTTTCCTCTCTTCCTGCACCACTGAGGACTGTTTGAAACCTTCTGCTCAATCAGTCTCATATCTGTGATGCACAGCCGCCGGTATCCGTCCTGTTTCTCCTTGCGGACCAGTACGCATGATTCGCAGCCATCGCAGTGCGGCAGCGTTGCTTTTATCCTGCTCCTGTAGTCCCGCTGCTTCTGCTGGTATGCTTCTGGATCCGCTTGCCTACGTCTGCGTTTTAGCAGCGCCGTTATGTCGGAAGCCGACATGATGCAATCTGGATGCTGGCAGGCCTCACAGTCCGGATAGGCACAATCTTTTGTTGCTCTCATGTCCGCCTCACTTTCCAAGCAGGGCAGCTTCCAGGCTGTCCATGTCGTAGTCGTGTTTCATAAACTGGTTATACTGGTCAACGCTGGTCTGCTGTCGCTTTGGCGGCTTCGGCTTCTTGTACTTTCCAGGCAGATACTCATCAAATTTCAGCTTCCGCAGGAAATTTTCAGCGTTCAACACATACTGCTGCTGCGTCCCGCGTATCTGGCAGGCTTCGGCGTAGTTTCTGGCTGCCTGTACAAGTTCGTCAGCACCTACACCCATCCGCAGGGTGTTTAAGTATTCCACAGCCACTCCCGGCAGGTCTGCCCCTGCTTTCGGGTACGCTGCAACAAAGTCCTCAAACCGCTCTGGTTCCTCGCGCGATATTGTTTTGGATTCGTATTCGGATTGGATTGGATTACGGGGACTATTGCAATCGTTCGATATCATCTGATTGCAATTGATATCATCTGATATCAGATTCTCGCAGTTGCTTTCTTCCGCTGGATATTTGCTTTTCTTTGCTCTCACTTGCTGGTGATCTCCCCAAGTTGCCATGTGTAAGTACGGTCGTCCCTGAACGTAATATTCTCGGACCAAGCCTACAGACGTCAACTTCTGCAGGGCATCAGCAATCGTCTTATTTGTAATATCCTTTAGCGGAAAGCATGTCCCGCGGATAATCGCAGGTCTTCCGTCAAATCTTCCATAATCGTCACACGCTACGATCAGGCGGTAGAACAGGACTTCTTCGAACCAGCTGAGCTGGTCGATCGTATCTGATCGGCAGATACTTTCCTTTAAAATCCTGTTCGGCATCTTATCCGCCTCCATTCAGGCTCGCAAGCCAATCGTCCATTGTGACCTGGTTCTTTTCCAACTCGTTTTCCAGTGGCTTCTTATCTTTTCGTAGATACCGTTTCGCTGCATCCACATTCATGCGATTCTCCGCCGTTCGGGAGCTTTCTATTGCCATCCAGTTGCGAACCAGATTCTTTTCATCTTCCGCCGGTCTAAAGTACCCTTTGCCGTCTTGCAGATTGATAATCAATTCTGCGTCGCAGTCGTTTTTATTTACTTCCGCAATCAGCCGCCGCACCATCCGATCACTCATGTGCGTTGTGGTCTGCAGCCAACGTCTGGAAACAGCATTTTTGTGTCCGGTCGGGATGTGATCTAAAATGTTCATTATCTTTCTCCATGTGGGGGATGCGCCGTTTTCCCCCGGCGCTGGGGTAACAGGAGGTCCCCGTCATGTCCGTGATATATACGCCCCAACAAGTCCCGAATTAGTAGTTTCTTTCGCGCTTATTGCGCCAGTGTTTCAACTGTGTTAGGATTATCTAAAACCTTGTACCAGCCAAGTTTAATCCTCTTCCTTATAACATGTTTCACCACATTACCGGCTATCTCCGTATAACTCCATAAAATCTTCAAATCTCATGGTAACGAGCCAGCCGCAATTATTTTTTCGATGGAATACGGTCGGCTTCTCGTCTGTCTTTGCATCCGCAACAGACTGCGCCAAAGCATCATACAGGTTCAGACGCTCTACTCGCTTGCATTCGATGTGTATCCCTGGTAGCCCAACCACATCAGCGTCGCCGTTCGAACCACAGTATTGTTGTCCTCTGCGCGCTTCATAGCCGTATTCCTTCAGTTTCCGCGCAAGCTCTCGTTCTCCACTCGCGCCCTTGTTCCTGCTGTTCGTTTTCCTCATCCTCCTTGTAGATAATTCCATATACTTTATACATTTTTTGGAAGCTCTCCCTTCCACGCTGATGCGCGTTTGTGTGATGCTCCCGGCATAGGCATATCTTTCGATGGTCCGAATCGTCTAGGGTATTGCGGTTGTTTCCCATGCCGATAGCATCCCAATGATGTATTTCCCCATCTCTTCCGCATATCGCACATTTTTTATGCTTTATACAAAAATACAGGTATCGGTTAATATCATCGGTACGTTCCACAGCGTTATCCGTTAATGGGATTCCATTTTCCACCGCGTACTCCAATATGGTGTTAATAAACTCCCGCGCCGTATCCATAGAGCAGTCTGCAAGGCTAAAATATCCGCATCCTGTTTTCACGATATGTAAGTATTTCAACCACTCCTTCTGCTCCTCTGGAAGATAGCCAGTATAAGATGCTATGTCCCGGATCGTCGCATATGCCTTTTTGCGCTGCTCTGCGGAGATATGACGTCCATCATCCAGCCGGATTTCTGCGTCTTTTATCTTTTTTTGACTAAGGACCTCGCCGAGACCTTTAATCGGGACGGAGATAATTAAGTCTGTCCCCTTTTCGGTGTCCTTGTACTTTTCTATCCTCACAAACGCATTCATGATTTTCCTTTGTCCCTTATATCATACACAAAAGCCATTTTGTTAATGGAGGCATTTTTTATAGCAAGTGCCACAATCCGGGAATCTTTATAGATGATCTGCGTGACATGGAAACGATCGTATGTTGTAAATTTAGGCTTTGTCCCAGATATTTGCACTTTATCCGATGGAATCCATATAAACGGCGCTGTATACAACTCTCGTCCTATGCCCCAGTTAAAACAGGCACGCTTAAAGCTATCTGACGCAAGGCCTTTTTCCTTGGCGGAAAATGACTCCATCCCTGTATCTTCTTTTGCAATCCACATCTGCTTTTCGCCATCATAGATCCTTACTGTACAATTTGCATTATCACGGGTATGGCTTCGTTCCCAGTTCATCGCACCTACAGTCTCGTCAAGGATATTCATATCACAGCGAGCATCCTTGTACAGCAGGAGCGAACATCCGCTCTCTTTTACAGTGGACACACGGCACTCAATTTCATCTGATCTCAGTTCTCTGAATTTATTCATGCCTGCCTCCTACTTAATTCGCAGATGCTCTCCGCGCTCTTTCAGTTCTGCAAACGGCAGCGTCTTGCCGGCAGTCAGTGCTTCCCGGATCTTTGCCGTGTCCGGAATCTTTTTCATATAATCGTCCGTGACTGCAGTTTCATCGACTTCCAACGGAGCAGCTCCTCCGTTTTTGCAGATTGCAAAGGAATACAGGTCTGTTTTAATTTTTTTCCGGTTGCAGAGGATCATTGCGCTGCGCAGCCGGTCTTTCAGCAGCTTGCTTCTGGAATGCAGCTGCCCAGCACGTTCTGCCAGACGGTCTGCCTCTTTTTCAAACTTTGCTGCCTCTGCATCCAGCTCTGTCATGATCTTGGCATAAGCATCTGCCTTCTCTTCCAGCTCCCCATCCATTCCTTCCAGGGTGTCCGTGATAACTTTCATCTCCAGCTCATCCGCTGATTCCAGCATTTCATACAGTGCCAGATACTGGCCTGTGATTTCATACAATGTACTCATTTTCTTCTCTTACCTCCTGTTCAGTCTCCTGCATTGCCTGCATAATTCTTTTCATGCGCTTTTGCGCTTTTGCTTTCATATCTATTGTCGGGCTTGCATTCTCTCCGGATTATTTCTGACCTGTATACATGTCACTCCTTCAGACATCTCTGAAATCTCTCAAAAAGCTCATCCATTGCTTTCTCGATTTCATCCATTTCCGGCATTGTCTCACGCTTTATGTCAAATGCTTCTTTCATGCCCACATTCAGCGCTTTCTGCAAAACATCCTTTGCCGTTCTTTTGGGAACGCCACTATTTAAAAGCGTTTCGGTCACAACTGCAGATGCCACCGAAAAATCCGCAAGGACATCCCAGCCCGATCCTTTTATGGTTACTTCTCCGTTTTCTGATTTAATCATTGCATTCTCTCCATTCCCGCCTTATACTAAAGGCGTAATATTTTTCATTGGCGCTGGTACTTTGGTCGGTTCAGCGCCTTTTTCTTTTCCGGCTTCTTAATTCTTCTTCGCGTGCCGCGCACAGCACTGTTGCCACAAAGCAGCCGGCGGCGGCGACCGTCAGTACCGTCGGCGTGATCATCATGCCAAACGTCTCCCACATGATCAGGGCTGCCATGACCAGCGTTGTTCCAGTCATCATACATATATCAGACTTGTCCATCTTCACTTTCATCTCCTTTCCGGCTGGATAATCGCCCACCTCAGCGCCGCAGCTGCTTCGGCATCGCTCTTACCTCCTCCCTTTCTTTTTGCTGTACCATACGGATGCTATTATCAGTAGAGTAAGCTCAACCGCTGCCCCTACTATTACTCCGCACCAAAACGGCGATATCCACACCATTTCTCACCTCCTCTCCCGAACATCTGCAAAATCTCGTCATCTGTAAAATGTAATACCCTGTCGAGCGCCCATATCTCTCCCAACCGGATTGTTTCACCCTCTGCTTTCCGCTTTACGAGGGTGTTTCTGTTAATGATGTTCCGGCGGTCAAGGTCCTTTCCTGTCAGCCCGCTGCGTGCCAGTCCAACATTGATGACGCGCCGGACGGCTTCTTTGCGATCTGCATACACCCCAAGTGCTTTTGTTTTCGGCATCTCTTTCACCTCCACATCCAATATAGATTTGATAAAATCAGCGCGGCCATCGTGATTTCCCACGCTATGCGCCATCTCTTTGTCTCCTGCTTTGCTTCTTCGATGATCTCTACTGCAAAGCTGTCTTCTCTTTCGTTAATAACCATACCTCCTGTCTCTTGCTTCCTGCTTATCCCCGTCCTATACTGTACTCACAGGCTCCTGCCAGAGCCGAGTACATAGAAAGGAGCGTTCAGACGTTGGAATTATCATCGAGACTCTATCATTGCCATAAAATCAACAAAAACGTAACTATTCTTGAGGATTACGAGATTGTTGAAGGCAAGAAGCGCCTAGTGCGTTGCTCATGTCCATATCATGAATACAAGGATAAGAAGCCGCACTGTGATGGGAATACGGAGTTTGGTTTTCCGTGCAGTTATGCAAAAAGTCAATAACCAAACTAACAAGCTCATCACATCTCTCGCTTGGAGATAGGTAACAATAAAGCCGTAAGTCGCATTTGCAGCAATCCCCAGACATATCTTTGCAGTGCTTGCTGACGGCTTTATTAAATTCCACTGCGTTCATCATTCGCTTTCTCACCTCCCCTCTTCGCCGCTTACTGCTTTTTCTTTTTTCGCAGAAGCTTTGGCATTCCTTTTCACGCCTGCTTTGCTTGCCAGCGCTTCGGCGTATCCCAGAAAATATCCTTTATCTCTTTCGGACATATTAGGAAGCGCCTTGCCGATCGTGACGATTATGTCCTTTTCTTTTTCGCTCAATGCTCAACCTCCTTGTTTGTTTTGTTAAGCACATTATAACGGTTTTTTATGTGCTTGTCAATACATTTTTAGAATAATTTTGTGCTTTACAAACGTTTCATTATGGTATATAATTACTCTTGCAAGGAGGTGAATTTAATGAATATAGGCGAGCGGATTCGTTATTTAAGAAAAGATATATTGCATATAACGCAAGAAGCATTAGGAGAGCCATTAGGTCTTTCCAGGGCAAATATCGCAAATATAGAATCAGGGAGAATTTCAGTTACGGAACGCGTGATCAACGATATAAGTGAGAAATTTCATGTGAATGAAGAATGGCTTAGATATGAACGCGGAGAAATTATTCAGCCTTTAGAAAGAAGTCAAATCATAACTGACTTCGTGGGCGATTTAATAAAGGAAGAAGATTCGTTCAGGACACGCCTTATAGAAGCTTTGGCAAAGCTGGACGATACTGAATGGGAAGTTCTCGAGAAGCTTGCGGAAAGTTTGTCACACAAAAAAGGCTAGGGGTGTTATCCCCTAGCGCAAGATCTTTTTGCAGAAACGGTAAACCAATTCGAGCATTTTAATGTCATTTGAATTATTTACCATTTCGGCAATGAGTTTTTTGTAGTCCATCGTGCATCCCTCCCAACACGAACATTTGTTTGATTATATATTAACACAAGGTAATATATATTTCAACAGATGCGTACAGGGAAACGCGGTGAAGCGTCGAACCTACGCGGCAAAAAACGACAGACTGCGCAGGTTTTGACAGAATGTTACACATGGTTATATCGCTGCGGCGATTAACAAATAAAAACCATATGAGGAGGATAAGAAAATGGCACTTATCAAATGCCCGGAATGCGGGAAAGAATACTCAGAAAAAGCAGCTACATGTCCAAACTGCGGAGCGCCAAACGATTTATTAAATGGGAGCCAGCAGAATTCGAACGACCAGCTCCAGACGAGCGATACCACAAAAAAAACAAACACAGGGTTGAGCATAGCTGCTTTTGTTGTTTCACTTTTTAGTTTAATATTTGCACCTTTATCCATAATCTCGATTATTTTAATTATAATCGACGCTGTTAAGAATAAAAACAAAAAGCGCAAGAAGGGGCTTTGGATTGCCGCACTTGTTATATCAATCATTATGATCATAACTCTTTTTGTTCCGAAATCGGATAGCAACGATGCAGAACAGCCCACAGTCGTGCAAGAAAATTCAAATAGCGACGTATCAGAAGGAGCCGATCCAATCGAAACGGAAATTCCGAAAGAATATATTGAGGTAACTGCGGATGACCTCGTTGATGCTCTGAACAGCAACGCGATGAAAGCACAGAATGATTACCTTGATAAATATCTGCAAATCACTGGAACATTAGGCACAATCGACAGCTCCGGGAAATATATCTCGATTGATTCGGAACAGTTTTCGTTGGCAACAATCCAATGTTACATGACTTCCGAGACACAAAAAGAACTGATTATGAATATGAAAAAGGGCGACCCTATCACAGTAAAAGGATATTGTAAAGATATGGGAGAAATCCTTGGATACCAGATAGATATTGAAGAAATAACAAATTAAAAAATAAAAAGCCCCGATGCTGGTAACACCGGGGCAATCAAGAAAACTATACAGCACATGAGGTGATGGTATGTTTTCCCTCACAAGAAAAGTATACCACAGCCTCCTACACCTGCATAGGTGTATTTTTTATACCTAAAAGGAGGATTAACTATGGCAACAGCAAAAAAACTCCCGTCTGGATCGTGGCGGATTCTGGTGTACTCTCACACGGACCAGGACGGCAAACGGCGTTATAAATCATTTACGGCGCCCACAAAGAAGGAAGCAGAATTTCTGGCGGCTGACTATCAGATGAAGAAAAGCATCGACCTGACTTGTAAAAAAATCACTTTCGGTGAAGCGCTGGATAAGTACATTGAAGACCGGAGCGCTGTTCTCTCGCCCAGAACGGTTATGGATTACAAACGGATTCGGAAGAATGAGATACAGTCCCTAATGCCTGTGCAGATATCTGAGATAACGCAGGACATGATACAAAGGATTGTAAACGAGGACGCCAAAAAGCACTCGCCAAAAACAGCGCGAAATACTCATGGGCTTATCAGTGCCGTCCTGAAGGAGGAGCGACCGGAATTTGCATTAAATACAAGGCTGCCACAGAAAAAACGTCCAAACCTATACGTCCCGACTGACAATGACGTCAAAATGCTTATGTCTGCCGTAGAGGGGACAGAAATGGAGCTTCCTATTCTTCTGGCTGCATTCGGACCGATGCGCCGTGGAGAGATATGCGCCCTGAACAGCTCGAATATAAACGGTAACACTGTGCACGTTTCGGAGAATATGGTAATTACGGCAGAACACAAGTGGGTCATTAAAGCTCCAAAAAGTTATGCAGGAGACCGATACATTGAATATCCAGATTTTGTTGCAGAAAAATGGGAGGGTCGCTCTGGTAGAATCGTAGGGCTAACCCCGGATCATATCTCCAACAAGTTTACCCGAATTTTAAAGCAAGCAGGCATCACGCATTTTCGCTTTCACGACCTCCGGCATTATTCTGCCAGCGTGCAGCACGCACTGGGAATCCCGGATGCATACATCATGCAGCGTGGCGGGTGGAGTTCCGACGGAGTTTTAAAAGATGTCTACCGTCACACGATGCAGGACAGACAAGCCCGTATGACAGATATTGCCAACAAGCATTTTTCAGAATTGTGCAACACAAAATGCAACACATAAAAAAAGAACCCTTGATTTTCAAGGATTCTTGAAAGGCGCGAACCGGATTTGAACTCGTTTAGGATATCTGCCTAAAACCCTATATTTACGGTATCTATTGATTTTAAGCCAT